TCATTCGATAAAGGCATTCTGTGTTGGCTTGCCGGGCCTGAGAAATTCCAGCATCACACCATGCTCTTCTGCCCATTGTGCCAGCGTCAGCAAGACCAGCTCCGGACCGTTATCCATCCGCATCTTCAGCGGATATCCGCGGTTTGCCACGATCCTGCCCAGCACTCTGACAACCCGCTGCGCCGGGATATTCAGGTCAATTTCGATCGCCAGCGCTTCCCGGTTATAACCATCCACCACGTTGAAGGTTCTGAAACGTCTGCCGCACACCAGCGCATCGTGCATAAAATCGATGGACCAGCTCTGGTTCATCGCCTCTGGCGTTGCCAGCGGAGCCGGATTGCGCACCGGCAGGTGCTGTTTTCCCTTACGGCGAAAATTCAGTTTCAGCAGGAAGTAAATCCGGTGAACGCGCTTATGGTTCCAGGCGTTGCCCTGCCTGCGAAGGACCTGAAAAAACCTTTTATATCCGTATCGCGGATAGCGTTCAGCCGCCACGGTCAGCGCCATAATGACTGGCTCATCACGTTGCGTATCCGGCTGATAACGAAATACCGTCCTGCTCAGCGACAATATCCTGCATGCCTGACGTAAGCTCATGGCAAACTGCGCGGTCAGATAGCTGACCAACTCACGCTTTATCGCTGGTTTTAAAGCTTTTTTTCAATAACGTCTTTCAATGCGCGGCACTCGAGGCTCAGGTCCGCAAACATCTGTTTCAACCGGCGGTTTTCATCTTCGAGGTCCTTCATCTTTTTGATATCAGAGGCTTCCATACCGCCGAACTTCGCTTTCCAGTTGTAGTACGAGGCCTCAGAAATCCCGGCTTCGCGGCACACATCTTTGACGGTGCGTCCGGCTTCGACGGACTTCAGAACGGCGATGATCTGGTGTTCGGTGAATCGGGCTTTGCGTATGGCGATCTCCTCCAAGGATATATTCAGTATGCCGGAAGATCTCTAAATGTGAATGGTCCGGTTTACCGGGATGCTTACAGGTTGACTCAGATTGACTTCTGTTGAAAGGAGAATCGCGAAAAGCCTTGCGTAGCGCGGATTTCAGGCACAAAAAAGACGTCCGTCGACGTCTATTGATGTTCCGATGGTGCGAAGGCCGGAATAGAAAAACCAAATAACCATATGTATTAACTAATAATTAAAAACAACATTCTCTTTTATGCCCCTTTTTATGCCCCCACAGAAATTTCACTACTATCACTTTGTTTGATTAATAACCAGATTACATAAATATTTTGGTTTGTGTTCGCTTTACGGATCCAAACCCGAACAGAACCTATCACCAGAACCGCTATTAATTGTATCGAATTTGACACAATGCCCGCCTGCAGTAATCAAACAGTCAAGCAAATATCGTTGTGCTGTTCATTACACACCTGATCCCTCAAGAGTTGTTCACAGCGAGAAAGAATATGGATAATCAGGACAAAATTTCTGACCGTGAGGTTACTGCAACGGCAGAGCCGCAGTCCTCTGCAGAATGTTTCACCTTTGGCGATCCCATTCCAGTACTGGACCGGCGCGAACTGCTGGACTATGTGGAATGCGTGCAAATGGATCGCTGGTATGAGCCGCCGGTGAGTTTTGCAGGGTTGGCACGTACCTACCGCGCAGCCGTACATCACAGTTCACCAATTGCCGTTAAGCGCGACATTCTCAGCAGTACCTATATCCCGCATCGCCTGCTCAGCCAGCAGTCTTTCACCCGTTTCGTTCAGGATTATCTGGTGTTTGGTAATGCCTATCTGGAAAAGCGCACTAACCGGCTGGGTGGTGTCCTCTCACTGGAGCCAGCGCTGGCAAAGTATACCCGGCGCGGTGTTGACCTAGAATCCTACTGGTTTGTGAACTATAGCCTGACGACGCAGCCTTATGAGTTCACCAGAGGCAATATTTTTCACCTGATGGAGCCGGATATTAACCAGGAGATTTACGGGCTGCCCGGTTATCTCTCTGCCATTCCGTCAACCTTGCTCAACGAGTCCGCAACGCTGTTCCGCCGGAAGTATTACATCAACGGTAGTCATGCGGGTTTCATCATGTACATGACAGACGCGGCGCAGAATCAGGAGGACGTGAACAACATCCGCAAGGCAATGAAAAGTGCCAAAGGGCCGGGAAACTTTCGCAATCTTTTTATGTACTCGCCCAATGGTAAAAAGGACGGCATCCAGATCATCCCGCTGTCAGAGGTGGCGGCAAAAGATGAGTTTATGAATATCAAGAATGTGAGTCGTGATGACATGATGGCAGCGCACCGCGTGCCACCGCAGATGATGGGTATCATACCTAACAACACTGGTGGTTTTGGCGATGTGGAAAAAGCAAGTCGTGTGTTTGTTCGTAATGAATTACTCCCCCTCCAAAAACGTTGCGAAGAGTTGAATGAATGGCTAAATGAAGAAGTAATAAAATTTAGGCCATACTTATTAGATTAAATGAAAGGGCCTTAAACGGCCCACATTTTATTTTTTGCTAAACATCAAGCCTGTAGCTGTTCTTTTATAATTGGTTAGTTTTTCCTCTCTATTTTTAAAACTAGTTCTAATATCTTTTAGAGTTGGCAAACCCAATGTCCCAAGTGTAAAACTAGCCAAGGCTAATTCAGGTTTGTTAATTAATGCAGAAGCAATACCGAAAGCACCATTAACTATAAATGGTGCAACTTCCACACCTAAAATTCTTAGTTTTTCTTTTCTGATTTTCTCAAGAAAACGTTGATGTTGAATAAATGCCCTATCCACATTATCAATTACCCTTTGTGAAGAAGCATTATAATCACGAGGAGATGCACTAATTACCTCAGAAATACCGATTGATAGAATATTTCGTATTTCCGGCATTAATCCGTTACGCCTTATTTCAAGGATGTTATTCAAAGGGATATCTCCTAACCAAGAAAAACCGCCTTGCATCCCTTTGGATAAAGCATTGACCATATGTAACTCTTTTAAATTTTCATTATCAATATTAAAGTCAAGAGATTCATATTCCATCAACCAAGTGTAATAAAGCCAAGAGGTTTCTGCATTAATATATGGCGTACTTCTAAAATCTTGAGCATTTATTCTTGCTGCAAGTGCCTGTGGCATGCGACCAGTGCATGTGAACATCACCTCAATTCCTGGATTACCATTATGAACTGGTGATTTCATTTTCTCAGGATCGGCTAAATGCCGTTCTAGTTGCGCTCGTCCGCCGGGTCCCCACTCGGTATCAAAAATTAATCTTTCAGGGCGTTTTAATTCTCTAAAAACTTTATCAACATCAGTTAATGATAAACTAAAATCAAACAATTCATCCTTACTCTCAAAACTTCTGCCATATAGATATTGAGCATGGGCAAGAACAAAAGGCGTTGCGCGCTCATGCAGCCCCTCGTTATCATCACTACTAAAATCACGTTTATCAGGAAGAACTAGTACTATAGCAGGTTCAATATCCTCCAATGCTAAATTTCTGTAAGTCATGCATGTTAAAACGTGTTTCATTAATAAGAAACAAAAATGTTTTTTATTAGTAACACCATGTATTTTCCCCACTCTCAATATAGGGCACGGTAATATTATTGTATCGATATAAAGACCTGTGCAAGATACTGCATTTTCTGTATATGCAGGAAAAAGATCACCTGCAAAATTTGCTTTTAACTGTTCACCATCTTGGAGATGAATTTCACCAATTTCATAAGCTGTCTCCCAAAACTCCTTAACATCAGAAAGCAACTCTGGAAAAATCTGATCTAGATGATCTACGAAATCACTTTGTTCAGAAATGAAATGAGCTACTTGATACGGTTGAGCCTTACTTTTAATAAAGTCATCATAAAATTGATAGAAATTACTGAATAGAATCTTAAAATACGCTTCTTGAAAGTCAACTATATTGTACTTTTTCTTAATTTCATTACGTTCAAAAAAATGATTTACTGCTGCACCCATCGCTCTGATGCGTCCATCAACGGTAGTTGGGTCAACTTTTCCATCAGGCCTTAACCTAATTTTATCGAAACTTTCTTTAAATCCATCCACAAGATGGCTAGCGATATGCATTTTACCAGCTTCAAGTTGTCTCTTGATTAAGAAAACACGATCAGTCAGACCAGATATGTAATCCTCATCGTAACCATTGTCCATAACCAACCCTCTACGTATTGAATAAAATTCGTTCCAAATTATCGAATAATACTATCGTTCCTTTTTTTGATAAAAACCATTACTTTCAGCGCTTACGTGCGCAGCCCCGCCCGCCTGCCCGCTTCGCTTAACAGAATGGTTTTCATGCACCCCGTAAATCGCCTCAGGAGCCGCCACACAAGGGCTTTCACGTCAAAAATGATGCATGAGACTCATGCGTTTTCATGCGCCATAGACATGCACTCATGCGCTCTCAGGCCAGCCAGGAAAAAGGCGTAAAAAATCCCGGTGCCGGGCCGGGATTAGGTAGGCGTTTTTTGCTAATCAGACAGGGATTTGCTGGCGGCTTGATAACTTTGATGCAGAGCCATAGCGATTGAGCGTTTGCTGTTGTTTTTCCGGCATTTGTGCTTTGTCTGATTCCTGTTCATTGCGCCGGGGCTTCATAATTATCTTATCCACACTTTCCAGAGCGGTAAATGTGCAGGAACATTCAAGATTCTGGCACTGATACCATGAGCGTTTAACCGACGGTGCTTCATAGGCGGTGGTTCTGGCGTGTGCAACGGTGCCGCATTCAGGACATTTCAGCGCCATCAGATACCCTCCATATCACGGTTACGTTTCTGCAGCTCTTCACGTTCCTGACGGATCTTCATTTTGTGAAGGGCCGCCGGTGACGGGATTTTGCTTAAATCGACACGAGCCGCATAATCCGGCGCAACACCCGCCAGTTTAAACACAGGGTCCTGTTCCGGCATCGCAGTGTTAGCAAGAGCCGGTTTGGTGATATGTTTGTGAATAAAGTCTTTCAGCAGTGTGTCCGGGTCATTAACTGAATTCACCACCCCCACAACGGCACTGGCTTCCCGCCCCATTGTGGTTTTGAGCAGGCTCAGTGTCTGGATTAACGCCTTACCATGCGCCTGCATGAAGTCTTCCCAGATTTGCTTTGCGCGAATTTCCACAAGGGTGTTATGTGCGCTGATATACTGCCCGGCTAATTTCCCGGCTTCCTGCGGTAATAAGGCATTTTCGCTTTCCTGAGCTGCCAGCAGTTCATCAAAATCCTCAAGCGTTTCTCGTCCCAGCGCAATTTCCGTGCGCAGTTTTTTCATTTCCTTTGAGACTACGCCCTGACTTTCACGAAACAGCGTGCGCCACTCCTCATTCAGCGTGTTCGTCGTGGCTTCCATTTCAGCCCGGCGCTGGCGGATTGTCGCAATATTATCCGCTGCCGCTTTCTGCCGACGACGTGCTTCAAGCCATGCGCTTCTGGCTGTGTTCAGGGTTTCCATTGCCTGCTGCGTTACAGCCGGAAAAGTGGAAAGGTTGTTATTCTCTGCGGTGTTGTTCATGACTTCTCCTGCCGGGTTGGTTCGTTACGTCAATTGTGTCGTGACTGACACAAGCGCACTATCGGCGCTCAGTGTGTGGTGGCTGGCACAACGGGCGTTTGCGGTTATTCAGACGCGGCCATGACAGCCAGCCAGATAAAAATGCCTCTGTTTCAGCCTGCTTTATGTCCCGGATGCGGTGAAACAGGTGGAACAGGTGTTACAGCATTGTTTTGTAAAACATTTATATGCACATCACAGGTGAAACATCGCAGGTAACAAGGTGGAACAGCGGATCGGCTGGCGTTCCACCTGTTCCACCTCACTATTTCAGAAGGTGAAACAGGTTTAGCCCTTGTAAAATACGGGTGTTCCACCTGTTTCACCTGTTACCCTTAATAAATAAGACTCACGCAAAGCCTTAACCCGGCACCTCGCTGTTGAAGACATAGAGTCTGCGGGGATTCATCTCTGGCGGGCGAATGGTTGTCTGCAGCTTGCCATCGGTGGAGGGCAGCAGGTATCCACGATCCGCGCACAGACGCGCCACCTTGCGCGGGTCAAATCCCCGGCAGATTTCTTTCCAGCCGGATGGCATGACGTAGAACGTGGTGACGGCCTCCGTGCCCTGCGCGGTACTGCCTTTCTCCACCCTGCGCCAGCCCACCATATTGCCGGGGCGGTTACGCTCGTCGTGCCAGTCAGCAAAGCGGCTGTACTGATTCGCGGTAAAGAAGCTGCGTACCTGCTCCAGTGCGGCAATATCTTCCTGATTGGCGGTGTGCCCGCGATCTTTCAGCCATGCGTTCAGGCAGACGCGGGTTGCCCGCAGCGCTTCACCCTCAGGCCAGCCGGTAATACCCAGCCGGGTTGCCAGCTCGCCCGCCATCGCCACCAGTGCAAAGCGGTTCACAGCCCGGCCTACCTGATTACCCGCATCTTTCGGGGTCAGGGCGGCTGTATATTCCTTCATCAGTGACTTTGCCTGTGCCGTCAGCCCGTTAAGGTCAGCGGTCAGGGCTTTCAGCCACTCCCTGAACGGCGAACCGTAGTAGCTGGACGTGGCCCACTCCAGATGTTCCGCCAGAGCCTTGCCGCTGTCGAAGCCGTGCAGCTCCTCAAATACGCCAAATTTCCCGGAATCGCTGGGGATCTGGATCATCCTGACTTCCATCCCGGCAAAGGTACGCTCACCGGCTTTTGCCGCATGTTCGGTCAGTGACAGCTCGCCGGTTGAAAAGAACAGCAGCCGCCACTGCTTACGGGTGCGCAGCTCACCGTCCGTACCGGCACGGCCCTTGCCCTGACCGTTTGCCAGCATGTAGGCGATATTACCCGCCTCGCGTCCGTCCACCTCCCGGATCTCATCAAGCATCATGGCGGCATCGTTGCGGCGGCTGGCGCATCCCTCCAGCGCGTTGCCGGTTGCCCGCCACGTCTGCCAGTAATCAGGCCCGCCACAAACGGAGGTTGCCGCTTTCATGGTGGTGGTCTTACCGTCAGTCGATTCCCCCTTGAGGTGGTAGCCGCCGCCGTCCATCCCAACCAGCCGTAACAGGGGTGCAGCAAAGGCCAGACTGACGGCAAACGCCACGCGGGAGTTACCGGTGCAGTAACGGGAAACGTGCTCCCGCCATTCCTCCGTTGTACCTGACACACGGAAATCGCGCCCCTGCACGGAAGTGGTCTGGAGAATGACACCCTCTGCACCTTCACCGCTGACCTCATCCTGCAGGACGTAAACCTGACCATGCCAGCCAGTGCGGCTGACGCAGGTCACGCGGCGTTCCGGTTTACACAGCGAGATATATTCCATCAGGCGGGCGCGGGCCTCACCGGTGGTGCTGATATAGGACAGCCCGTTAACCAGCAGTACCCGGCGTAGTTCCTCACCGCTACCACTGAGCATTTCCATCGGCATCGCCCAGCGGCGGCGCTCTCCCCATGTATCTTCCCACTCCAGCAGTCGCCCGAAATTACCGCCATCGGCATCGCAGGTGATTGCCGTCACGCGCAACGGGTTGCATATTTTGACGTTCTGGATCTCCGTCTCACCGTTGCGCTGTACCTGTTTTTCATACCAGAGATATTCCTGGGTAAGACGGAACCCGTGCGGCAACTGCGTGCGGCCTTCTCCGCACAGTACAAGACCGTTACGAAAGGCTTCACGGGCACGTGTAATACCGTGCTCACGGTGGAAGTCATTCCAGTCAGCTTTAATTTCTCCCGGTGGCAGCGTCACCCAGCCACCGACTGATTTTGCCGCCCGTTCAGCAAAGGATCTGCCGGGATTCTCGCCCCCGTCCTGAAAATCGTTATCACCGGCGATGATAATTTTTACCTCAGGCCAGCGTGCCCGCAGCGCCTGTGCGACGTTGGGCAGGTTGCCCGCCGATATGGCCGCCACTACGCATCCGGCGGTGAGCTGGCTTACCGTCAGCGCCGTGGCGTAACCTTCGGTAATCACCACCTGTACCGGCGGTTCAGACGGTAACGGGCTGAGTGCCACAAACGCGCCTTTCATCGTGCTGCCGGGCAGTATGCTTTTTTCACCCGTCGGGGCGATAAGCTGTGCACCGGTCACGGCTCCGGCGTTCGTCGTGAGCGGTAACAACAGGGAACCGGCAGGGAAATCCTTACCACTGATATGCTGCACGCTCCCGGTCAGGGAGGCCGGGTATCCGGCGAACCCTTTTCCGGTCAGATAGGGGCTTTCTCCCGTGTGACTCTCTTTCATCAGGGCCGCCACGGTAAGGCTCATATCGCGTTTAGGGGCTTTTTGCCTGGCGGGCTTAACGGGCAGTTCCTGCACTTCCGGCACAGTAAGCACCTGCGCCACCTCCTGCGCTGCCTTTCTGACGCCGTAACCGGTTATGAGCTTAACCAGATCCAGACCATCACCATTGCCGCACTGGCTGCAAATCCACGTCCCGCGCCCGTCGAGGTCATCGAGGCGGAAGCGATCCTTGCCCCCACATTTCGGGCAGGGACCGTGCCTGCCGTTTTCAGGTACATCAATACGCAGCATCTGCAGAATGACGGGCCATTTTCCCCGCGCTGCGGCTGAAATCTGCGTAACCGTCTGTGTTGTCATACTTCCCCCTGATACAGCGATACACCCGAGCTGCAGAAGTCATCAAATGCCGCCGGAAGTGTGCGGTACAGCTCCGCCATCACTTCACAGCCGCGCACGGTCAGTACCGGTGGCGCGGTCAGCAATGATGGCTCCAGCATGTCAGTCAGCAGCGCCAGTGCAGCCGCTGCTCCCTGTGCTTCGCCATATTCGTTAATCAGTGCGCACTCGATATGCAGGGCAATGGCCATTTCAATACGTTCAACCGTCAGGCTGTGCGGACCATAGTGATCGCAGCCGGTTTCGGTCAGCGCTTTCTGGCGCCAGGCCGATGCAATAGCCCGCCGGTAAAGCGCAGTGGTCATTTCTGCCGGAAAAATAGAAACCTGCGGCTGGTTCATTGGGTGCCTCCTTCAATCAGTTCGCAACTGTGCGCAATATCCGTCAAATCTGCCCGCAGGTACTCCATCAGCGCGGCGATGCCTGGCGCACATCCTGCATCCAGCGTTCCGCCCTGCGAGGGGTATTCAGAAAAGAGAAGCTGCAACATGTCGCAGGCCTTTCTGGCGCGGGCCAGCTTTCCGAAACCGTCCTCTGACAACCCATACGCAAAAGCACCGCTATTGTGTTTTTCAGGCAAAGCGTGGCCCTGAGCACCGTTGTGCCCGTTTGAAATATTCATCGTGGATTACTCCGTTTTCAGCGGTGTTTTGTCAGAGAAACTTTGAATAGTGACTGTCGTCAGGTTCAGCAGAACGCCGTATGCTGCGCTCCCGCCAGCGGGTAAATACCACCGACGGATGCAGCGTCAGCGAGCCAGAGCCGCTACCCCCCGCGGGAGCTGGCGAAGGTTTAAAGAGCGGGGCATTAAACAGGCGCGTATACCGCTGCTCAAACCATGCCAGAGGGCAGGAAGAAAGCTTATTGTCGCTGTCATGACGAATCAGCACTTCACAGCTGAATTCAGGGTTAACCAGCGCCACGGATGGCGAGGCTTCAGTTAATCTGATAATCGTGACAGTCCAGCCACGCTCATGCTGCCAGCGTTCGCCTGGTTGCGGATAATTACGCATGTTCACCTCCGCAGGGAATGCGACCGGCAAAACTCAGCACGTAGTCCGGGGCAAGTCTGCGCCGCGCTGAGCGCTCATTATCTGCGGTTATCCTTAACATCACAGGGCGGGCATTGCGTTGACTGCGGTTGATCGCCGCAAATAACCAGGTACACTTCTGTTTAGCCATCTTCGTTTCCTCATACAGCGGATTGGTCAGAGGCCCGGTTAGTGTTGCTGCACTGCCGGGCTTCGCCTTTTTCACCCTAGAACACTTAAGGTGTGGCCCACTATAGATTCTAGGTGTGGCCCACGTCAATGCTTTTCTTTGTTCTTTTCTCGTGTATACTGTGGCCCACCAAACATACGGAGATTCAGTAATGGCTACCGGTACAAAGAATGCTAAATCACAAGCCTTAAAGGCACGAGTGCCACATGACGTAGTTGAAGCAATGGAAATGGTGAAAGAAGAGGACGAAAGTACGTCACAATTCATCATTACATCCATGCAAAGTGAGATTAAACGCCGCCAGCGCAGGAAAGTTAAGCCAGAGCAAGGAAGCTGAATAGAGAAGCTAACAGACGCTCTCTCAGGCTCCATGCTAATTTCAGCAAGCGACAATATTTTTAAGCCCACAAACTCAATATGTCGGGCTTTTTTATTAGTGATTTTCATGCCGTTCACCACGAGAGGCATATATTTGCTCTTGAATCCAGTGATCGACTTCGCTTTCAACAAATGAAATTGCACGAGTTCCTATTTTCACCGGGCGGGGAAATGTATTGTTTGAAAGCTGTTTGTAAAGCCATGCCTTGCTACGCTGAACGCGTCTTAACACCTCTTTTGCTGAGATAAGAGTCTGATTATCTGAAAGGTTGTTTGCATATTCCATCTTGTTACTCCGTGTTCTACTTAAGTTCACGGTGACTTTAAACACTGAAAAAAAGTGATTCTAGTGATAATGGAATCTATTAAGACAAATGTTGATTCTATTGAAACGTGATGATTTCCACTGAAAAAAGAAGCGATATTCATATGAACGAACACGAGAAGGAGGAAATGAACAAAAAAATAAAATCAATAAAATTCATATAGATAGGATAAAAAATCAAACAAATCATACGTTGGAAAGTATTATTACGTTTTATCGATTCATATTACTCAGGAATTACCACAGTATTACACTGTATTACACTGTATTACACTGTATTACACTGTATTACACTGTATTACCCCCTATAGCCCCTTAGAGCCTCTTGTAGCCCCTTCTAATGAGAGATATCCAGAAAGTAATTAATAAATTCACTCTCCATATTTTATAATGTCTTTGCCCAACTTTATTTTCTTATAAAAAGTAGCTTTTTTAATTCCTTTCAATATAATCTCATTCTCATTACAAAAAGAAATAATATCATTATATATAACACTATTATCGCTATAATTTGCCTTTCCATGTTTCTTAAGTAATTCAATTAGTAGGTAGATTAATTTACAACTATAATTATCCTCGTCATCTTTTCTATACTGCCCTCTGCCATTACTCCTTAATTTTTTACCAATTTCATATAATTCACTTCCTCCTAGCATCATTAAAATATCGCCCCAATCTTTATTTTTTACCTGTTGTTGCAATGCGTTCTCAATTCTTTCCTTAATCTCCACGGGTACAATATCTTCCCTCTGAAAGATATAAGCGGCAGTTAGTACTAAGTTCGCTTCCACTTTTTGCGTGGCGGATATGCTTTTATATTCATTAATCAGTTGTAGATTTCTGGTTATTGCCTTTCTTAATCTAATAACCTCTTTTAATTGAATCTCAGTCAATTCATCATTTTCGGTATCATAGTCAAAACCATTCATAGCAAGCGCCATTTCGTGTGGCGTAATGTACGTTAACCTATTAAAATAAAACAAATCATTATCAGATTGTGTGTTATTCATTTAAATCTCTCCGCAGCCCCACAATGGTAATTATTTTCCATGCACACGCGCAAAATCATATGGTGTGATAGATCCATTCTTGTTAGCATCAATGTAATCAGCCCACCATTGCAGCATTAATCTTCTTTCTTCAAGATATTCAGAAGTGTGCATATATGAACCTTTCACGTTTTTTCGTTCAACGTGGCTTAACTGTCTTTCAATAGCGTCATCATTCCATAGTTTCGACTCACTTAGTGCACCCCGCGCCATAGTTCTAAATCCATGACCACATACTTCTGTTTTCGTATCATATCCCATTACACGTAAGGCACTATTTACTGTATTTTCACTCATTACTTTTTTAGGATCATGATCGCTGGGAAATATAACCTCACCTTTACCACTCAAGGCATGTAAACGTTTAAAAATATCAAATGCTTGTTTGCTAAGCGGAACAATATGTTCAGTTTTCATCTTCATCCCACGCTCAGAGTGTTTTACGCCGGGAATAGGCTTACGAATTCCGGGTATCGTCCACTCACTTCGTTCAAAGTTAACCTCACTCCAGCGAGCAAAACGCATCTCACTTGAACGAATAAATGTGAGTAGCGTTAATTCAACGGCAAGCCGTGTCATTAGTCGCCCTTTATAACGTGACAATCTTTCAAGGAACTCAGGGATTCTTTTTGGGGGTAGCGCTGGGTGATGGGTAGACTTAACACTTAAAAGCGCTCCAGCCATATCACTGGCAGGATTTGATTCAAGAAGGTCATTCTGCACACCAAAACGCATAATTGCGTTTACGCGCTGCATCAGTCGCTGCGCAACATCATGTTTACCTGCCGTATCGACAGCTTTGATCGGATTGAGAAGCTGGCTGGTTCTCAACGTCCTAGCGTCAATTTGGCCTATCGAGGGGAAAATATACTGCTCAAGCGTCAGCAGAACGCGACGACTATGATCTTCGCTCCAGGTTAGATTACTTGCGTGCCATTGCCTTGCGATAGTTTCAAATAAATATGCCCCCTCAATTTCAGCTTGTGCCCCCTTTTGCTCAGCTTTGGGGTCAATGCCCTGAGACAACAATTTCTTTGCTGCATCGCGCTTACCCCGAGCCTCAGCCAAAGTGATCGTCGGGTATACACCAAAAGCGAGCCGATCTTCCTTTTTGTCTGATGGGCGGCGATATTTCATGCGCCAGTACTTGGAACCTTTAGGGGAGACTTCAAGATACAAGCCGCCTCCATCAGCCATTTTATAGGCTTTCTCTTTCGGCTTTGCGGTCTCTATCTGGCGAGCATTGAGTTTCATTTTGGGGGCACAAATCCTGATCGAATTGACATGCCCCCGATTATGCCCCCAAAAGAGGGTAGACCACAAGAGACCAATGAAGACCGTGAAATACTGTAACTTGCTTGTTTTTAAGGGTTTTTTTTGGATTTGTAGACTTCAGGAAACGTCAAAAGAAGTGTTAATGGTGCCGAAGGCCGGACTCGAACCGGCACGTATTTCTACGGTTGATTTTGAATCAACTGCGTCTACCGATTTCGCCACTTCGGCACTGAAGGGGATGCGGAAACGTTCTGGATTATACCTGTCGGCGGCGGTCATGCAAGCGACAGCGTGTCGTCATTGCGCTAAGTGTTGAAAAAAACAGCGCTATCCTGCGCGGCGTCACCTTTTACGACCGTTCCACAGCGCGACTGCCACCAGCCCCCCTCCTCTCACTCCCCCGAGAACCCGGCTCCCCCTGCCAGCCCCCCTTCTCCCCCGGTAACCCCAAACCCCACTCAAACTTATCTCAACTTGTTCTCACCTCACTCTCAACCACATCCCCAGCACAACCCATCTTTCCCCAGATAAATTCCCCTCGCCTATACCCCAATATTCCCCCCAACCCTACCCACCACCATTCCCATATATTCCAGAAAGTTTTAGCCAATACCTTTTTGTTATTCACTCGCTCCGCAGCCAAATATTAATTTCATCAATATTTTTATAACTTTACATTAATGAAAAGTTTTCTTTTTGCCGTTTATTCCAGGATTTTCCTCAGGCGTGAAGGGTTCCGGTAAACACTATTTTTACTAGTCGCTGTACGAGTCTTGATGGACATATTCACTCGATGAATTAACTCAGGAGAATACTTGTGACGACGTTAAAACCTTTGCTGGCCCGCAACCGCAGCTGGGCGCTGCAGAAGTGTCAGCATGACCCGGGCTATTTCGAAAAATGGGTCGACGGGCAGCGGCCCCACTCGCTGTGGATCGGCTGCTCCGACAGCCGCGTTCCCGCCGAGGTGCTCACCGGCAGCCAGCCCGGCGAGCTCTTTGTCCACCGCAATATCGCCAATATGCTCGATCCCGCCGACGATAACGTCATGAGCGTCCTGCAATATGCCCTCCACTACCTTGAGGTGGAGCGGGTGGTGCTCTGCGGCCACTACGGCTGCGGCGGCGTGCAGGCGGCGCTCTCCCTGCCCACCCTGCCGCTGGCGCAGGAGTCCTCGGCGCTGGCTCGCCGCATCGGCCAGTTGCGCCACACCCTGCATCACGAAATTGCGCAGATCGCCGATGGGTGTGGTGTTGAGGCCTCCCCCGGCGCCAGTGCCAGCGCCAGCGCCGACGCGGAGCCCTCTCGCCGTGCCCTTCACGCCCTGGTGGAAGCCAACGTTCGCGCCCAGTTCGCCCGTCTGCTGGAGAGTGAGCCGGTGCAGACGGTGCTCGCCAGCGGGCGACCGCTCAGCCTGCACGGCTGCGTCTACGATCTGGCTTCCGGCCATTTAACCACCCTCGTCGAACACCTCTCACCGCAGGAGCACGCCCCATGA